TATTTCGTTTTTTCCAAGATCTCTTTTTATGCTTATTCATACTGGAGAACTTTGGCTTTTTTCTTTTTGATATTGATGTTTTCTTAGGGATCCTTTCGTGGGGCTGTTTGCTTAGATCAAACTTTACTCTTGCCATCATCCTCCTCTATATCAATTATAGGCTTAGTGTCTGGTCCTTGCATTACTATACCAACAACAGAAGGTCTATCACTATCCTCATGTTGTTCTAATAATCCAGCAGCTTTGGCCAACACCCTAAGTACAGCTACCTTGTCATGCAACTCTACCTCTAACTGAGGGCCTAGTTTTGTCGGAGTAACTTTAATTTTTTTTATAGCTTTGACTGCTGCATCCGATATGTTTTTCGTATCTTTAATAGTAACATTACCTTTATCATCCCACTCCATAATATCGGCAATATTAGCTTGAGCTATATCAACAAGTTCTTTAGCAACACTTTCTTTATTGTGTTCAATGATCTCGGATTTTTGCACTCTCCTCTGGACCACTCGGACACCACCGAACCGATCCAAAGGAGGTTTTACTATTCGTTTTTTAGAATGGGATTGCGTCATCCGATAATCCTTCACTACTTGATTGCTGGTGAAGAGGTATCTGAGCTTTATCCTCGTTTTTAAATACTCTTATCTTCGTTACGAAATCACCTTTGTTATAATCTTTGGTAGGATCTTTCTTATACCAGTTTATATCTTTAGCTCCTGGTACTGGAGTTCTCTCCCTTGTATCCTTGTTCCAATTAGAGGCATCCCATACCTCTATGATATATTCTCCTTTTGGGATCTCGTATGTTTCTAATACTTTGAAGTTACGATTGCTATGTGTTGGTCCACTCATATATTTCCTTTTCGTTTTATGTTTCCTTTTTTAAGTGAGGCTGCTTTGACTAGCCTAGGATGAGAAAGCCTACCCCACTTATATAACTAAAAATAACTAACCCACTATAGTTTTAACCTAGAGAAAGTTATGTGAACATTATAATTGATTTGTAAAATAATTGCAAAAAAATTGTGAGTATCCCCCCCATATATATTATGACGTAGGGGGGGCAGATGTTGCCTTTTTGTACCAGCTTTGTACGCAAATGTTCTATTCTGTACGATAATCGTTGCTAGGCCTAGCTTTTATATAATGTAAAGGTTCGTTTACTTTTTATAAATTACCTTATCTTTGTGGACCTTACTACTTTCTTAAGTATATCCTGGACCAGTTCCTTATTGGTAGTAGGCTTAGGTTTTCTAAAGAAAACATCCTTATAAAACACTATTCTTTTAGGACATTCCTTTCTATTATTCCTTCTCCACAATAGTATCTCCTTAATTCTAGCAGCAGCTCTAGCCTCGGTAAGTCCTTCCTTTACCCATTCTGATACCATCTTCTCATCTTCTGTAGTGTACTGGACCAATGTTCCGAAAATCTCTTCGGTTATTCTTACAAACCTATTTAATATGTTTCTGACTATAGGGTATATATGATTGTTCTTTGGGTTGTTATGCATGTACTCTGACTGCATATCTGGATATGTACTGGAGACCATATTAGAACTATTCTTAACTACAGTCTTATGTACTCTAGGTGCATATTTCTTTTTATCCCCACCTTTAGGCCCTACATGTATTTCTGGTTTATCTTCATAGGATCTGTCCTTATCTGGTACCATAGCAAGAGCATCCTCTTCCTTAATCTTAGGATCAAACACCATAAAGTATTTGTTACCTTTGAGGCCAGGATGTTTCTTAGCATAGCGAATATAATCCCACTCAATAAGTTTCTTAATATGTCTTGAAACAGTTGATTGGGTTATGTGTAAGTTCCTAGCTATAGTTATTTGGTTCGGCCAACACACACCTTGCCTTGATGTATAGTTACCAAGTGCTGCAAGGATCATGAAGGTTCTCGGATAAGTCTTGAACCTTTTATCTATTACAGCTCGTTGAGGCAGTACACAAAAGTGGCCAGGTGTTCTACCCTTACCATAATCAGCTTTCTTTTTATCACTCATTATCTGGTTGGGCCTCTGACTTTAGCTTTGCCTCAAGTTTGCTATAATCGGACCACAATTCAATTCCACTTTCTTTTTTAATACTCCAGCAATTAGTCTTATCTCTTTTTAATCTTATGTGATGAATAACAGTTGTATGATCTCTGCCTCCACATGCTCGGCCAATAGCTGGTTGAGATGTATGAGTAAGCTCGTTACATAAGTTAATATAGATAGATCTAACTCTAACAAGATCAGCATGTCTTTTCTGAGACTTTACATCACCAGGACCTACCTCAAAATAATCACAGACAGCCTCAAGTATATCCGAGATCCAAACTCTTTTAGCTCTCTCACTTGGCTTAGGTTTATACTTATCTCTTCTCTTCAATACTCTAAGCTCATCCATTAACTTATCTATCTTGCTCTCCAGATAGTCTATTCTTTTTTTAATACCATCATCTTTAGGTTGAGCAATAGCTACAGATCTTTGTTGTACATATTCAAAACCAGGTGGTGGTTTGATCACATTATTTGGGATCTTTGTCATTCTTATCCTCTTTCTTTTTAGGTTTAAATGGATAGATGTGTACTCCAGGATTTAATAATTCCTCCAGATCTGCCTCGGTTAAATCCATTGGATCCTTATCCTGGGCCTTTTTCTTTGGTGTCTTTTTCTTAATCATGTCTGTTAGTTCTTTGAGTAATCTCTCAAGATACCAATGGGCCTTACCAGCATCATCTCTAGCTCCTTCCAGAGTTTCAACTTTCTTACCCATTCGCATGATGTACTTGCAGATATTAAACTTGATAGCTCCAATCTTCTCTGCGTCTGTAAACTGAGATGTTATTGCATCAAAAGTTTGTATTGGATTGTCTTTGTAGTGTGATGGATTTATTTTATCCTTGCTCATTTGATCCTCCCATTCTAGCTGCGTTAAGCATTTTATCTATTCGGTCCTGGATAACTTTAGGTCTTATAGATATTCCCATCTCTAAGATTTCAGAGACTAATGTAGCCATAGGTATTCTCTCTACCTTAGCTTGGTCCTGGATCTTATCTTTTAATTTTTCTGGGATTTTTAAATAGAATGGTACAATCTTCATATTTTTAGCCATTTTTACCTCCTTAAAAAATATTTAAAATATATCTTGCAAATATATATATAATCCTTATATTAACAATATGAACAAAATAAGACCACTAATAATAACTAACAAAGGAGCAAAGTAATGAGTGCATATCAAGTAGATACAGAGTGTTTAGGTAGAGTATTAAAAGCTATCAGTAAGTCTGGTGCTTATGGTCCTAGATACAAACAAATAAGTAAACTTAAAAATCAATATGAAAAAAATGCTGGTAAGGTTTTTGATCAGTTATTGGATCTTAATAGATTTAGTTTAGCTGAAAGATACCCAGATGACAGCCAGGAATTACATCATGATGTAGATAGAAACAAAGCTGTTTGGTACAGCAGACAATTAGGTCATGCAGATGTACAATTATATAAGAGCTTAGGTTGTTTTTTATATCAAGCATGTGAAGGTGATGCTAACAAAAAAAACTTATACAAAACTTTGGATGCTATCAAAGATGTATTTGCTCATGACTTAGCAAGTAAGCATCCTGGTTATGAAGATGCAAAGTGGGGTTAATCATGGATAAGATTGTAGCTTTAGTAAGAGTAAGTACAGACAAGCAAGATGTAAACAATCAAAAGTTTGCAATAGAAAAGAAATATCCTGGATATGATATTGCCTGGTTTGAGGAGCCAGGCATATCTGGAGCAAAGCTATTAAGAAATAGACCAGTATTCCAGGATGCAGTTAAGACAGCTAAGAAATTAGGTGTACCACTTGTTGCATATTCTATGAGTAGATTAGGTAGGACCTATGAGGTAGGACAATTCCTGGAAGATAACAAAGGTAAAATAAAACTAGATATTTTAGATACACCTATCTTAGATGATGCAATCGCTGGGTTCCATGTAGCTATCAATAGAATGGAAAGAATTAATATTTCTAATAGGACCAAGGCAGCTTTAGCTAGATTAAAAGCTGAGGGTGTTGATCTTGGTAACTTAACTAACTTAGCTGAGGTAAGAGTAAGAGGTCATGCAACAATCAAAGCTAATGCAGATAAGTACGCAAAAGATATTAAAGATATTATTGAAGGCATTAAACTTTCTGGGATCAAAACATTCCAGGGTATTGCAGATGCTCTAAATAATAGAGGTGTTAAGACTTATAAGGACAGATCTTGGTACCCTACAACAGTAAAAAATGTCCTAGAGAGGGGTTGCTAATGAACAGAATATGGACTAAATATATAAGCAAGATGAACATAAAAGAAACATTATTGTTCTTGGCCGAGGGGATAGCTTTCTTGCTATGCCTGGCTGCTATCTATTTCTTTGTTATGGTTGGATGTGCATTGGTGGATAGCTGTTACTATTACTATGTACCTGGAGGGGGAGTTTGATGGTAGATAGTGGTAGAAAAACATCTTACAAAAGAAAAGAACTTGGAGGGAGTGTTGTTGGCTCCCTCTTAGTAAAAAGTTTCAAGACACCTAACCAAATCTTGAAAGATGCTCTTAATGAGTATGATGGGAAGGAGGCTGTGAATGACATAGCTAACGAACCAAAGGTTGTTGCTGGTAGAGAAGTAGAACCAGTAATTTTATAAATGTTCATGGACCAA